TTCCGCAAAAAGATCGAAGCACCGGCCGTCGCCTCTGCCCCCATTGGCGCAGCCGCTGGCGCATCCCAGATAGGGCAGTTCTATTCGTACAGCGTTGGGGCTTCCGAAGAAGCTGCCCTATCTGTCCCCACCATTTCCCGCGCCGTCTCGCTGCTCACCACCGTCGTCGGCACCCTCGACCTCAAGTCGTACGTCCTGCAATGGGGCGGCGAAGAGTACGAAAAAATCTGGGTGCAGGGCGAGACGTGGATGTCGCGTCCCGATCCGAAGGTGCCGCGCCAGTTCATCATGGGCAAAACCGCCCGCGATCTGATCATGTACGGCCGCGCGCATTGGGCCGTCACCTCGCGCTACTCCACCGGTTTCCCAGCCACCTTCGAATGGCTGCCGGCGAACATGGTTTATTCGACCAAAATGCCCGCCAGCCCAGAGTGGTTCGGTATGCCCGATGACCTCGAGTTCAACGGCCTGCCGCTTGACGTCAGCAACGTGATCACGTTCCTATCGCCCAACCAGGGCATCGTCTACGCAGGTCGCCGCGCCGTCGGCGTCTCGCTACGCCTCGATCAGGCCGCCGAACGTTTCTCCGCAACCGAAATCGCTGCCGGTTACCTTCAGCAGACCAGCAACTCTGAGCCAATGTCGTCCGAAGAGCTCGGCGAATTGGCCGCCGCCTGGGCAAATGCCCGCCGCGTCTCGGCAATCGGCGCACTCAACAGCGCCGTCGAATGGAAAGAATTCTCAAGCGATCCGAGCAAATTGCAGCTCGTCGAGTCACGCAAATACCAGGCGCTCGAGATGGCCCGCCTGCTGGACATCCCTGGGTATCTCCTGGGCATTGACCAGTCCGGCATGACATACCAGAACGCGCAACAGTCCCGCCAGGATCTGATCTTGTTCGGAGCCCGACCAATTCTGCACTCAATCCAAGAGCGCCTGTCAATGAACGACGTACTGCCCAATGGCCGCCACGTCCAGTTCGATGTCGAGGAATACCTTGAGGAATTCATGGTTGAGTCGCCCGAGATCCAGCGCGAACAACCCGCACCTGATCTACCCGAAGATGAAATGGAGCTTGAATGATCAAGTTCAACGCCGCTGTCGAGATCCTGGCAGCTAACCCAGACGACGAAGAATACGCGCCAAAGATTTCGGGCGTTGCCGTCCCGTGGAATGTGACCGCCACCGTTTCTGGCGGCCAGCAAGTCAAGTTTCTGCCCGGCTCGTTTGACGTGAACCAGAAAGCCGCCAAACTTGTCGAGAACCACGACTTGACGCAGCTTCGTGGTGTCGTCAACCGCTTGACCGACACCGCAACCGGGCTTGAGTTTGAAGCAACTCTCGCCGACACGCGGGCGAGCCGCGACGCTGTCGCGCTCCTCAAGTCCGGGGCATACGACTCCGTGTCCGTCGGGGCCAACCCGACCAAGTTCAAGTTCGACAAGCAAGGCGTCATGGTCGTCTCTAAGGCTGACCTGATCGAGCTGTCGCTTGTTGCCGTGCCCGCGTTTTCGGACGCGGTCATCACAGAAATCGCCGCCTCGGCCGATCCAGAGGACGACGAAAACCACCCACAAGACACTCCCGAGGAGGAGAGCATGTCAGAAGTAATCCAGGCCGAGGCCCCCGAGGCTCCGGCAACCCACCCCGTCAGTCCGCTCGTCTACGCGACGGCCAAGAAGCACGTCGAACTGCCCACGGCAGTCGAGTACCTCTCGGCAGCCATCGCAGGCGGCTCGGCATGGCACCAGATGTCCGAAGCGCTCCGCGCCGCGGCACCCGACGTGATCACCACCGACACCCCCGGCATCCTGCCGACGCCGATCCTTGGCCCGGTGTACAACAACTTCGTGGGCCGTCGCCCCGTCGTTGACGCAATCGGTGTCAAGGCAATGCCTGGTGGCGGCAAAGTGTTCATCCGTCCCGAAGTCACGACCCACACGTCGATGGCCGTGCAATCCGCTGAGAACGCGGCGCTCCAGTCCGGCACCTACGTCGTGTTCAACAACCAGGTGACCAAGCAGGCCTACGGCGGCTACGTCACGATCTCCGAACAGGATCTCGACTGGACAGACCCGAACGTGCTGTCGCTCATCCTTGACGACATGGGCCGCATCTACGCCAACACGACCGACAACGTCGCAGCCGACAACCTCGCCACCGGCGCAACCGTCACCGAAAACTTCGCTGGCGCGTCCTACGCGGATCCGTCGTACTGGGCTGGCTGGATGGCACAGGCCGCATCAAAGATCCTCACCGGATCCAACGGCAACCTTCCGACTCACCTGTTCGTCGCGCCGTCAATCTGGCAGGGACTCATGAGCCTCAGCGACACCGCTGACCGGCCGCTGTTCCCGCAGGTCGGCCCGATGAACGCGTTCGGCAACCTCACCCCTGGACAAGACAGCGGAGTGGCTTTCGGCCTCCGCGTCGTCGTTGACCGCAACTTCGCCAACGACACGTTCATCGTCGGCGACCCGAGCGGCTACGAAATCTTCGAACAGCAGAAGGGCGCAATCTCGATCGACAACCCCTCGACGATCAGCAGGACGATTGCTTGGCGTGGGTACTTCGCCACCCTGATGATTGACTCGTCGAAGTTCGTCAAGGGCATCCTCGTCTAATCCGCTGACTGCTGCACCTAGGAGATCTGCACCATGGCCGTTTACACCGTCACATTCCACACGCGAATTGACGATTACGCCGTGGTGCAGACTCTTGAGGCAACAGAAATCGGCATCGGCCAATCGATCACCCTGGCTGGACTTGGTCACGGCCTCAACGGCACACACACCGTTCTCGCAGTCCCGGTCTACGAATACACCGGCGTCGACGACGAAGGCGACTGGACATACGACACCGACATCGTCATCACTAACCAGCTGTTATTCAAAGATGCTGGTGACGATCTCGACCGGTCGGCAGCCGACCCGTTCGGCACATTGACCTGGACAGAAACGTGCACATGGATCGTCGCTAATGACGTTCTGTCGTGGCTCGGTATTTCCGTGGCTACCGCCAACGACACAACCTTCGTTGGGGTATGCACGGATGCCGCCAACGCTTGGGCCTACAAGGCACGGAAGATGGCTGGCTACCAAGCCGAAAGCCTGACCACCGTGCCAAGTAGCGCCGTCAAGCTCGGCACGATCATGTACGCCGCGGCCCTGTACCGGGAACGCGGCTCCGTTGACTCGTTTGCGTCGTTTCAAGACATGGCGATCACCGCACCGACCGGCACAATGGGCCAGATCATGCGTTTGCTCGGCATACGCCGCAGCCAGGTGGCCTGATGCCCGCAACAGGCATTTTCGCCGAGTCCCGCACAGCTGTCGTCAACGCGCTCACCGCGCTCGGCCTCGCAGCTGTCACAGACCCGCGAAACGCCCGACCAATGACCGTCCTAGTCAACCCGCCGACGTTTGAGAGCTTCACCTACAACGTTGGAGACATTCGTTTTGATCTGCTGATCCTCGCCGCGCCACCTGGCAATCAAGACGCTGAGGACTACCTGATCACGACCGCCGACACCATCATGGCGTCGACAACCCTGGCCGTCACCGGCGGCCGCCCCGCCACCGTCACCGTTGGCGACCAAGTCATACCCGCTTACAACCTGACAGTCGCAATCGCGGCAAGGAGAAACTAACAATGGCAACACTCACGTTCCTGGGGAATGCGACTGTGAACCTGACCGTCGGCATGAGCACCTACGACCTGTCAGACCAATGCAGCGCGGCCACCATCACCACCGGCTACGACGCCCTCGAGTCGACCGCGTTCGGCGACACCGGGCACAAGTTCACCAAGGGCTTGCAGTCCGTTGAAGTCAGCCTCACGCTGTTCAACAGCTACGGCTCCAACGAGGTCGAGGCGGCCCTATACGACGCCGTCAACACAGGCAGCGCCACCCTCGTCATCAGCCCCTCGGGCACAACCGAGTCGGGCACGAACCCCGAGTACACGATCACCGGCTGCTTCCTCGAGTCGTTCACCCCGATCAACTCGACCGTCGGCGAGCTCTCCACACAGGAAGTCACCTTCACCGGCGGCACCTGGGCCCGCGACATCACCTGATCCGCAAATAACCCTCCAACCGTGCAAGGAGAACCATGAAAATCCAAATCAGCGTCGACACCGGCGAAGGAGCCAAGGTTGTCACCACAAACCTGTTCAACGTCGTCACCTGGGAACGCAAATTCAAGCGTCGCGCCGGTGACCTCGCAGCAGGCATCGGTGCCGAAGATCTCGC